TTTATAAAAACGGCAAACTAGTCAAAGTCGTAGATGTCAAAGGAATGCAGACAAAAGACTTTAAGATCAAGGCAAAGTTGTTCTGTCATCAATATCAAGTGCCGTTGATATTAGCCAAAAAATATCGGAATACGTTCAATGAAGAGCGTTTTTAACGAGGTGGTCCGTCATGACAACAGAAGAAGTGATTCAAATGCGTATTCGAAACATTCAGCGTGAAATTGACGATCTGGAGCGAACAAAGGCAGTGATGGTCAATGAAACGGCGAGAAAGGCAATCGATTTGCACATAGAGAATTTAAGAAGGGAAATCCATCGATTGGAGGAATGAGCGTGGATAAGAAAGCGACAATGAAACGAATTGCTGAATTAACCAAGTCAGAATCTTGGCAAGAAGACAAAGAAATAGTTGCAGAAGTCCAAAAGCTTGGCAAACCAATGTGGACTGAAAAGCCTAAACGGAAAACGCCGAGAAAAATTGCAATCTGGCATGGTGATCGAATTTTAGTAACAGGTACCGCTGAACAGTTATCTGAAATTACTGGATTAAGCAAAAACATTATCTGGGATAGAGCGAAGAATATGGATATTGATTCTAAAGGTCGTCAATTTAGGTA